AGGCATCCTCGCCGCTAACACTCTGGCCTGGCACGACAACGTGGCGATGGAAACTACGGCTGATTTCTACGCCGTCACGCTCGATAATCGTGTCCGTCCTGACCTGAATCTGCCCATCGGACAGAACCTCACGGGAGCCTATTACGGTTCGTTCTGTTAATGCCATAATTCTCCTATACCTTGTAACTTCCCGAAACATATATTGCGGCGTTGCTGCTAAGTTCAGCCAATGTCATTGGTGTTGTACCAGCCGCCGTGTCCCAGAGGTTGATGCTGAGAAGGGCTTTATTGGGATTCATATAAATGGTCATGCTCTCACCCGAAGTTACGGCAATGGAATACCCCGTACCGACTGCCATTGCATGACGGTTGCCTGTTACATTCGCACTGGTGAACGGAAGTCCACCCAGTAGGATTGACTGGCTTGTTGTCAGCGTACCAAAACTATTTACCGTGAGACTGAAATTGATATGCACGGTATTCCCAATCCGTGTATAAAAGCCAAGTGCTTCATCATATCCTTGGCTCTCACTGGCACTCTGGGAGTCATCGAGAAGCGTAGGTACGAAAGTCCCCTCCTCGTAATGGTTCAGGACTTCATTTCCAGGAGTGACACCTGTTCCACTGGCTGCGGTCTGTGCGGCGAAATCTATGCCATGACCAGCCGTGCCGATAATCAGATTGCCGTCAGCTATGGTAAGGTGTTCGCCGTCATAGGTTAGAGTGGCTTCGCCGTTCAAAGCAGTAGATGAACTGAATGTGGCTACCCGGTCATCACAACCATTGGCTACCGCTGAAACCGCGCCGCCAGCATCTTCCCAAGCAACCGCCGTCCCTGCACCAGTAGAGGTCAGGACTTGACCGTCACTACCGTAGGCAGGGGCACAACTAGTGAAGATGCCTATCTCGCCCTGGCTGGTGAACCGGAACTTCTCTGCCGCAGTTTCGCTGTGACCTGTGTAGAAGACGATATCAGTTGCATTGAGCGCATCGGCAAAAGTGCCTCCAGCTACTGCTGCGATAGAGGCACCAACCAGCCTTGCATCAGCTGAACAGTCTGCTTCTAATGGAGCCTGGAAATCAATCCTGCCCAGGACATCGTTGGCAACAACGGTTAACTCGCCTGTGGTCAGTTTCAAATGACCTGGCCCAGCGGCAGTTGCTCCGCGTATATCAAGTAGGTTCTGGTCTTCATCCCATAGCATGAACGCGCCAGCCGCCGCACCGAAGAACTTAACGTCAAGTCCGGTGTCGCAAGCACCCACGGTGACCGCGCCAGTAGTTGAGATGGCTCCAGTCACGGTTAGCTTGCCGCTCATCTTCACGCCTTCGGCGCAGTTCTGGGTGTCTATCGCAAGGATGCCTGCTTGCCCCGCCGCATCAAAGGAGATAGCGCAAGCATTGTTGTCAATCAAGTCAAAATCTGTAGCCGCTCCAGTTAGGGTCGCATCACCACTTAGGGTAAGCCCTGTCAGAGTACCCAGGCTTGTGATAGCACCTTGAGCCGCTTGGGTTACAGTAAGAGCCGTCCCTGAAGCATTGCCTGTGACGTTACCTGTTATCGGGCCAGCAAAAGCAGTAGCAGTTAAGGTGCCTGTGCCAGCATTGTAAGCAAGACCAGCATCTGTTTTAGGAGCCAAAGAACCAGTTGCGCTATCAAAGATGGCTACAAAAGAAGAAGTATCAGTACCATCTACAACCACTACTGTAGATGCGACTGTCGCTGATGCGGCATTAGTAGTCCAAGCAGGAATACAGGAGCAACCCATACTCAGGACGGTGCCAGCCGCGCCCTTTTCCAACCTCGATAGCACCGTGGTAGATGAAGCGTAGAGGATGTCACCAGTAGCCTGACTCGCAAATACGTGACCGTCGCCACAGGCTGCGATGTACTCAGCCTGGGTAAGCGTACTGCACGGGTCTTTGTGCTTGAACTCGTTAGCCATATCCCCTCTCTATGCTGGTTCTTCGATTCCCCAGACCATGCCCGATATGGTGGCATTAGCCGTCACGTCCAGTGCCAATGTCCCGTCAGCAGCAGACAGCAAGATGCCGTCTCCCAGATCGGGGGAGGTGTGGACGCCAGCTATAGCCAGGAGGGGTGTCTGGGCTATGACGGTGCCAGACGCAGAACTGTCTTGGAACTCGATAGCAGTCGCCGCAGAGGCCGACAGGTTCCAGCCCAGGAGGCGTATCCTACTTCCTGACTGTGGCGTCCAGACGGTCTCCTCAGTGCCTGCCGTGATAGCGTTGGCGTCTATCATCTTGAAGGTGCTGGCCCTGTAGGCCGCCTTTCTGTCGGTAGGCATTAGAACGGCTCCCCTGAGGCACTGGTGGCATCATAAGCAAGGTCTTGCCGCCCAGAGCCACGGACGTAGATCAGGACGCAGGTCACATCGCTGGCATCATCAGATATCAGCTTGGCTGTCTTGTTGAAGGCGTGAGGGATGCGTCCAGGGTGGCCCAGGGTTATTCGGCGGCCTAGAGAGGAGGTGGGGGTGACACTGGGTGCCCAGTGGAGGCTGTCGCCATCGGGGCAGACCACGACAATATCACCAGCCGTGTGTGGGATGGTGGCACCTGCGTCCACCAGGTTCTCTGCGCTAGACCCTAAAGCTAGGGACTCAGCGTGGATTATCTCGTCTTTGGAAGGGATTACTTCGGCCATTTAGGCACCTCATGTAATGTTCCAACCCTTTCCCCACCCAGCTAGACGGATGCGCTCCGTCTCCTCAGAGATGTGCTTACGCTGCTCGTCTGGATCGGAATGGATCGGAACGTCGATTATCGGTATATTGTGGGACTCTAACCAGTCACGGACTGTTTCGGGGTGTTCCTCGTTGGGCCACCCCCTGGAGCGAAAGATAGAACGTGCCATCTTGGCAACGTGGCGTACATCCTCTCCCTGCCTGGCGGCTGCCAGGATTCCTTCAAAGTCCCGATCTACGGTCTCGACCACCTCACCGTTAGCCTCAGCCCAATCCTTGTGGGCCTTAGACCTATTGTGCATGGTCATCTGAGCGGAACTCAGGTCAGTCTTGCCACAGGGGCAGTCAGTGCGTGTCACCACGATATTTCTCCTTCGTTACTACAGCTGAATAGAGCCATCTAAACCACCAGGGGGGCTTCTTCATGAAACCATTCTGGTGCTTGAGGATGGCATCTAGATTTACTTGAAAGAAGGGTGAACTACTCTCTTGCACCGGGCGCGGCGTAGGAGGTGGTTCAGGCTGGGGAATCAGTTGACTCGTAATACTATGCAGCTTCAGCAACTTATCGCGAGTCAACCAGAAGTCAGCCAGGGGTGGACGAGAAGGGTTGGCTCCTTCCTCACGGACACTGAAGCCTACTTGCCCATTCACCAAGTCCACATGGACACAGGTGTTACCACCCAAGTCCGTGCGGAGATACTTCGTACCTTGCAATTTAGACGACCAAGCAACCCAGGTTCATGCCTAGAATTTGCTGTTCACCGCCGCCTACGCCATCAGGGTCAATCAGTATGGCAAAGTTCCGACCTGGCCCTTGAAGTCCTGCATCAAGCATGGAGGAGACATCGAATGTCACCAGCAGGTTGTCAGCAGGAGTTGCTTCAGAGGTGTTGGCGGTAATTGCCGTACCTGTGTCCTGGGCATTAGACGCATTGTCGTAACCCGCTGCGACACTGAAGTCGTAGTCAACAGCGGAACCCGCTGAGTTGTTGGTTATGATTCGCGCCATCTCCAGTTCGACAAAGTTGTCGGGGAGGCGGCCTATGATATAGGCAGTCTCAGAAGCACCATCCAGGCCAGGGCCGGGCCACCCATCAGTCACCACACCAAGACCGGGTTCGCCAGAGGTGTCATAGGCACTCACCGGGAGGAACTGGTTCTGGTAGCTTGGGATGCGGATATCAACCCTAACCGAAGAGGTGGACAGGGAGAAACCAACAGCCTGCTTTATTGCAGCGTTGGTCGTTGGGATGGTAGCGGTGATCGCGCCTGCGGTCTCTGACAGGTACATAGCTGCTCCCTGGGTGTAGGGAGCATCGATGTCAACTATGACACCACCAGTACAGAGTACGCCTACGTCACCCGAAGCGTAGGAGTTAACCACCATCGCCTCGCCAAAGGTCGTGTGGGCAGAAGCGTCTGCGAGTTCCCAGTCGGTGCCGTCGAAGTACACCATGTCCCCGGCGGTTACGGCTGTGGAACCAATGGTCGCAGCAAACACATTCTGTGCGTGTTTCACATATGGATCAGCCATTTCTAATTACCTCATCATCAAATTACGGAACTATGCTCAACGAGGTTGGTTATTCGTTGTTAGGCAGCGGAGTCGATTCCAGCCAGTCCTGCACAGGACTTGGCAGAGTAGACCACTGCGTTCAGGTAGACAGCCATCCGGTAGGCGTCCTCGTTCTTGTCGAACTTGGTGCCCAGGCGTTGGATGTCGGGATCGAGGACTGCGCCGTTGTGGATGATAGTCCAGCCCTGCTTCTCCTGGCCTGTCTTGATGGCGTAAATGGTAGTAGC